ATCAACTCCAAGTTTTTTAGTTTGAGCCTCGATTAAACTCTTTTGAGAGTCGAGGAGATCAATATCTTTAAGAGCTTTCGTGGCATCTAATGCAGAAGAAAAGAGGCCAGAAAAGCCCTGCATGGGGTTGTCCAGTTTGGTTGATACAGCGGAAGCTTGACCGCCGGATGGAGTAGACGCACCGCTGTTAGCGGCGAGAATGGGATTAATTCCGGCTTTTTTTAAATCTTCAGCTTCTCTTTGATGAGCGGTAGAGCTCATCATTTGTTGCCATTGCCGATTTCTCTCGGCTTCTGCAATATTAAGAGCAGAAGCTTGAGAGGCGATATCTCTGTTTGTTTGATTAGTTGATTGCTGTCCAAAGTATTGAGCAGCGGCACCGATAGCGGTGCCGATAATTGCTGGCCACATTAGAACCTACCTAATGTAGAAGGAACAGAGTATGTAAGCATAGGACGAGCCGAAGTATAATCATGCCACATGTCCATAATAACAGCAGCGTAACTAACATTAGCCATCCATCGAGATGTGGTCGAAGAGTTAATGAATGTAGAATTAAGTGAAGGACGAGAAGCAAAGTTTTCAGCTAAATGCCAAACATCCAACGGAGCAGAGTAATAAGAACTCAACTGGCCGGTGATTAGAGAAGGTTTAAATCGGTATTCGGCGTATCTTTCTTGATAACCGAAAACATCATTATCACCTGCGGTACCATCGGCATAAATTTCTTTTGAAAGAATAGTTTGTTCACCGAGTTCTTGAAGTTTAGGCCAGAAAAAATCATACCTGGTTGAACGAAGGAATGTTTTGTTAATACCTTTTTGATAAGTGATATCACCACGAACAGAAGCAAGGCCAATAATGTAGCCATGTTCAGTAAATGATTTAGTGAAACCAATGTTTTTGTTTAAAGAAGAACCAGTAGCGAACGATGATAGGTCGCCACGGTATTGAGAGCCAGAGTTTGGCGCAGTTTGAGCTACAACGTGAGTCTCAATTCGAATTTCACCACCGCCAAGGTATTCAGGACGTTGAAGGCGATAATCAGGAGAGGTCACGTTAAAATGAGCCAGAAGGATTTCGATATAACGAGTACCGCCACGGGCATCTAGTTCTAGTAGAGATTGAATCTGCCAAGCTTGACGTAATTGATTAATCGTCGCAGAAGTAGCTGCGCTGAGATCAGCGATAAGGCCAGACTCATTACCAACTTTTAGTCGAATAGTGCCACCAGAAGAATTTGTGGCACCAGTATTTACAACAGCGGAACCTGAGGCGAGGTAAAGACCAGCGTCGGTAAGGCCAGTAGTTGTAGAACTATAAGTCGGCCCATTACCGTTAGAAATAACTGGGGCAGATGTACCTAAAGGAATAGACAAAGCAGTACCTTTTTGAGGCCAAGGAAGAGCGGAAGTAAAATAATCTTTTCTTTTTCCGCGATAACGGATTTGATAATCAGTAGATGTATCTGGTCCATTTCCAGTATTATTTGGAATTGAATTTTGAAGATTTTCATCTCTAAACCAAGTATTCCAGATTAAGTTATATCCACGAAATGGAAGAGCATTGATGGATTGAGTACCAGCTTGGTACGGAATACCCATACGATTATAAATTCCGGTGGCGGTAGTATCTGCTGTCATGTTAGCGAGCGAAATTTGAGGAATAGAAAAAGAAGTAGAATCGCCAGGATTGTCTTGAGCTCCGCAAAATTTTTCCCAGTTTGACCAAACTAGTCGGTTAGGTACGAAGAAATAAAAGAAATCAATATACATGTTGTCCATAAGCGGAACAAGTTGAGTAGCAAGGCGAGCAAAGCAATTTAATTTTAAATTGTGGGTGTCGCCAGGTAATACTTCATCTAGCATAACAGGGAATAAATAGTCGGGAATTAAGGTTGTTTTGTGAGTGAAAGATCGGTCAAATTTAGATCGAGCCATATTAACGGCAGGAATTTGAGCGAATGAATGTTGGGATTTACGATTGCCTAACATAAGTTTCCTTTACAGTTTTAAATTTTTTTGAAGAATCTCTTCAAATTTTTGTTTAATAATTTTTGCGTCTGTTTTTTGTTTTTCACCAGTAAACTGGTAAAATTCTTGGTTACGTTTTTCTTGTTCAATGGCTTTTGAAATATTCTTGGATTTGACTTCAGTAACATAATACGCCCAGTGGTCGGGCATGTGTTTTTGAAACCATTTTTCATAGTAACGAGGAATACCGCAAGTTTTACCATTGCGGAGAACAATGTAACCATGAGAGAAGACATCTTTCCAATATTTTTCAATCCATTTTTTGCCAATTGCGTGTTTGGATGATCTTTTTGAAATAGGGTTAAAGTCGTGTTCACCGTCCTTTCCATGAGTTAATTTTTTAGCAGCATAACGAGCGCAGTATCCTGCGGATTCGAAGGTGACGGAACCAAGTTCGGTAATACCTTTTCCCCATAGGTTGGTGAGAAGTTCAGAAGAGTAAACTTGATCGCCACGATCGTTTTTGTATTTTGGTTTTTTATCAGATGGTTCCCAGTTAAAGATAATAGCATGCCAATGAGGGCGTTTTGTTTTGTCGCCATATTCACCTGCGACGAAAACACCTATTTTTTTTTCAGATTCAGATAAAGCGGAGTTGCGAATGTCTTCGCGGAGTCGTTTGACGAAAAGTTGAAAGTCTCTATAATTGAGACGAGAGTTTAAAATATTTTCGTTATCATATGTGAGTGTGATAAAACAGTTTTTAGGGTACATAGATGCTTCGTGGACGCATCTAATAGCTGTTTGACGAGCGGATTCTAATCTACAAGAAATACATTTACCACAAGGAAGTTGAAAAGTAGCAAATTCTTTGCTATAAGATTTAGGAGACCATGATAAGGTCTTTCCATCGGGACAAAATCCGACGGTTTTGGGGCTGGTACAGCGCATTTGTACTGGCCTTTTTTTTTATAATCGGATTCCACCGCGCATGCGGCGAGGATTTAAGGAATTAACCTTGTGGATGCCAGTGTTTTTTTTGAATACGCGCTTAGAAAGTGATTTGGACATAGGACGTCTTTTCATGTGTATCTCCATCTAGTAGCTTTATTAAATCTGTCAGTGGGCAGTATTACAACAAGAAAGTGAATACTGCCCTACCGCGTCCAGAATTACTGGACTTGTTGTTTTACTTGAACAGCCTTGACTATGTGCTTCGGTGTGTCATAAGGCTTAATAACGCCTGTAGTGTCGTCGAACTCTCCGAGCTCATACAGGTCGAAATCTTCTGGAAATCGATTTGGAAGGGTGTCTGGCGTGTTTACGAGGGTCTGAAAGTCCCTTTCAGCAGAGCCAAGTGTTTTTGCGGTTCCAGGTGAACCAAAGTTGTTACCTTTAGAGTCGCGTACAGCGACGAGTTTTAAAATTTGAGCCATATAGGTCTCTCCATTTCGGTTGTTTTGCACGACTTAAGTATCGTGCAAAACAACATTGAGTTGTTTTTTTAATTTGTAAAGTTTTTTTTTGAATTAATTGTTAGGAGTGAGTCCCGACTCTCTCCTAACACCTCACACGGGTGCTTCGTGCACGCACTAAGACGCCGTTTCGGCTTTTTCGAGAGATCATCTCTCGAGTGTAGTAAGAGGAAGGTTTGACCCCGACAAGTAAGTCGGGGTCCTTGAGGAAATGCAGTTAAGCGTTGGGTGGGGTGGAAGAAGACGAGCCGGAGTCTTTTGAAGAAGGCTTTTTAGTCCCAGAGGGTGATAATGGTTCGTTTAGATCGTTAGGATTATTTTGTTGGGGACGATGAGCCAAGCCCAGAGACACAGCTTCGTCTAAGTTTTTAGGGTCACCACAGAAGTCAACGAACTGCATAGGGCCGTTAGAGAAGCGAGCGCGAACTTGAGCGGGGAGAAGATTGAAGGTCTCTTCGGCTGCGCGGATTTGTTCTAGAGATTCGCGGAGGTCACCTATTTGCGAAAAGTCAGCGAATACACCAGGATTAGGATTACGGTAATTAATTGTTCCAGTTTCTAAGTAGTGTTTCATTATGTTGTTGATATCACATTCAGCAGCAAATTGTTGTTGGGTCATAGAAGGTTCGTCATTAATTGTAGCTTGCATGAGTGAACCATCTGGACGGGTGTGAAATAGAAATCGACCTTCGATGTAATTGTCGAAGATAAATTTTCCATCTACAATTTTTTTTGTGCCTTGTTTTCTTTCTTGCATATTTTTCTCCTTTAGAAATGCCAGTTTTTTAAAGTTTTTTGTGAATAATTACGAATAGATTTTCCAGAATTGGAAGATTTAAGTTGGTCCAATTTTTCATTGAGCCAACGATATAATCTGTTTTTAGTCTCAGCTTCAGGTAAATAGCGTTTACCAACCTCGGTATCAACTCCAAGTTTTTTAGTTTGAGCCTCGATTAAACTCTTTTGAGAGTCGAGGAGATCAATA